GCACCTTTAAAAATAATTTGTACTGACAAAGGTCGTCATAATGGCGATACATTCGTGTGTCGTGATTTGGTGTATTCTTACGCACAATGGATAAGCCCTGAATTTAAGTTTTTGGTTATCAGAACCTTTGACCAGTTAGCTAATGCCACTACCACGCAGGAAGTTATCGACCTAAAATTCCAGTTAGACAATATGCTTCAGCAAGACCTATTCGCAAAGGCGCAACAACCCCGCGATAAAAACTGTTTACAGGTGTTAATGAACTGCACGCCTTTTCAGGTCAATCAGTTTTATGACGAACTCGAATATCAAGGACAGGTTAAAAGCCGATTAGTTCCACAGCCGCCTAAGCGGGTATTTGAGGCAACTGAGCAAAGCACCTGTGTTATTGGTAAAAAAGGCGATACGCTTTTGTTTGATGAATCGGTAAAGGACTTGTTTCCTGCGCAACAGGATTGGGCGGGTTAAGATGAAAACAAAATCCTTCACCTTAGTACAATTATTCTCAATCGTTGACGGCAGGTTATCAACGTCAATGGATGATGTTTACGATATTCTCAATCACATCACTGGTGACAACCTAATGACGCATCACCTGCCAGTGGCGATGAAATTTGTATCTGAAATTCTAAAGCCATCTTGGTTTTATGATGCCAGAAAAGACATTGATGCTGCTATTGCTCAAATCGGAACAAGCGAATTTAAGCCGCTTATCGATCATCTTGAGAGAAATAACAAGGATTATCTAGTTACTTGTGCAAAGGATGATACTGAGCCGCACCACTTTGAAAAGTTTTTTCATGATTACATGATGGAAAATTCTCTACTTAAAGGGAATTGAAATGAAAGAATCAGACATACTAAATCATCGAAAGATGCTTCAAAGGTTTTACGATTACAAAATAAGTACGCTGGACGTAGCGGGTTTTGTACTAAAAAATGAGATTGACTTCGATATTTTCCTGCCATCAATTGGCAAAAACTTACAGCGCGAATTTGTCTGGACACACCACCAGAAGCAAGAATTGATTTATTCGATGCTCAAAGGTGTTAGCATTGGAAGCGTTTCCATTTTAAGAAATGCAATGCCATTTACTTTTGACGAGTGGAAACAATTTCAAAAAGACAAGGTCGAGTTGCCGCACTTTTTTACTTATGAGGTGATCGATGGCAAGCAACGATTAATGACTATCGTTGACTTTCTTAATGATGGTTTTGCGGTAAGTATTGACGGCTTTGATACGCTGTATTCAGGGCTTTCTAACGGTCTTGTCAGGTTGATAGACGGGTACAACATAGTGTCACATGAAATATCCATGCCAATGATGGAACGAATGAGTGATGACGAAAAAATAGACTGGCTTGAAGCGGTGAATTTTTCGGGAACGCCAATTGATATTGACCACATAAATAATTTAAAGAGCAGTGCGGGGTGTTGAAATGAACACGGAGAATCTAAAGCAACTGTACGCCCAAGACGTTGAAAAATACGGCGCAGACAACGCGCATAAATACTGGCAGTGGCAACCCCAAAAAGTGAACGCGTGGACGAGTGGCAACTGGTTTGACTGCACGATGGCTGTTAATTTTAACAATAACTTGAACTATAGGCGTAAGCTATGAAAAAGCTACTAATCGCCATCCTGCTAATGGCAAGCACACAAGCAAACGCACAGGCAACCGTAGAAACGTGCAAGGCACTTACCCAAAGCATAGCTCAACAGTCCATGATGTCCGATATGTGCGGCACTGAGTTGTATTCCGAGAAATACGTTAATACGGTGAAGATTAGCAGTGATAGCCATTGCTTGTATTTGTACGGCAAAGACGCAGCTAGTGCGTGGCATATAGAAGCGTTCGAGTTTATCCATGAACAAACCCAAATAATAGGCAAAGATGAAATGTGCAAGATTTTGATTAAAGCTAATTTAGGCTATTGACGGATTGAAATAACCCGCTATAATATCAATCAACATATTGCCTATGTTGCTCCACCTGTCTACCTCGCCTTGATTCATCAAAGCCCGTTTTTTCTCCAGATTAGCGGGCTTTTTTGTGCCTGTAGTATTCGTGCTATACTTTCGATTATTTGATAAATTAGGATAATTAAAGAATGGGCTTTTTTCAGGACAAAATAGGCAATGACAGTGCTATGCGGTTGATGTGTTTTATCTCGCTGATTGCGGCGGTTGCCATTGAGATAATCGGTATTTTCAAGGGCATTAATGTTGATGTTCCAGTAATAGCATTTTTGTCATCGGCTTTTGGTGGCAAGCTTTGGCAGAAAAAAATAGCGAATGACTAGATGATTCAAAGAACCGATAAAGGCACGTTCATAGTCACCAAGCCGCTGATATTCCCAGCGTATCAGGGCAAAGAATACGCGCTTGCCGTGCAGGACTTAATGGATGAAATGGTGCGTGATGTTGCTGTTGAGCTATTGAATCAAACTGTAGGCACGGCTGATAGTCCACTACTAGACCGCATTCAACGACTTTTGAATTTATTGCTTAGGAAGTGGGAAAATAAGTTTTTAGAGAAGTTGCCATTTTTAGCGAGTAGAATGCTACTAGGGATTGATAAAGCCAGTTCTATCGCAGTGTCAGCATCGCTTAAAGATATTAGCAAGGATATAAGCATTAGCCCTAGTTTTTTGATGGAAGGTGCAATTCGTCCGCTGTTTGAATCTGAAATTCAGAAAAACGTTAATTTGTTTAAGACCATACCACCGATGTTTTTTAATGACGTGCAGGACACTGTTATAAAAAGCATTGTGTCAGGGCGTGGATTAGCTGATTTAGTGCCGTATTTTCAAGGGTTCGCAAAGTCTGAATTTCATCCTAAAACCTTTGAAAAAAATTATGCTTATAATCGGGCGTTAGACCAAAGCCGTAAAGCTTACCAGTCAATAAACACCATGAGGGTTCAGAAGACGGGGGCGGATTATTTTAGATGGCAACATAGCAGGGGTAGTCCTAAGCCTGACCCCCGTCATGTTGCGCTACATGGTAAGATTTTTAGTTTTGATGCACCGCCTGTGATAATGATTAGCAAGGGGCAAGAGGTACATGGTTTTCCAACGGAACGCCCGAATTGCCGTTGTTCGATGTCGATTTGCTTTAAGGTTGGGGATAGGTTTGTTTAGCTGTATTTGTTTTTTATATCTCCTGAGTTAGCGATTCTAAATCATGCTGTTTCATCCAAAAAACAATATCGACTGCATCTTGCATTTCACGCTCCCAATCCCTTTCTGATAATTCTATTTTCTTGGAGTGGATAGTTTGTAGCTTGCCTATAAGGGCGGATATTATGTGGTCCTTGTGATTATAAATGTACTCAAGATATTCTTGAGTGTACTGAAAGCACTGAAAGTCCTTATAATCACCTAAGCAGTCTATGATTTTTGGCACAAGAAAGCCTACTGGGATTGTTCGTCCAGCTTTTGATAATTCAAGGACTTCTTGCTGTAGCCCTATAATTTTTAATTGTTTTTTCACTTCAACAACTCCTTAATCAATAATTCAATGCAAGGCGGTATTGTTCGCCGTCCACTCGCATAACTTTTAACGGTATCTAGCCGCACCCCTAGTGACTTTGCGAAAGCAGGTTGATACCCGCGTTTTTCAGTAAACCCCGTTATTTTTTTACCAGCACGGATAAATTCAATGTTGGTCATACGCCGCCTTTATCTTCAATTTCTTTAATCATTTTTTCGAGAACAGCCTTTTGCTCGTCCGAAACGTTGCCTCTGTAAATTAACATAGCAAATTCTTGACAGCACAAGCATGGAAAATTACCACAGCCATTAGTTGCCAAGTCATACATTTTCAATTTAATTTCTGTTTCAAAATCGTCTTTTATCATTTTTGCGCCCTTAAAAGTGTACGCATATTGGTCACAGATGTTCTTTTAAAAAAACAGGCTTAACCGTTCGCAATGTGCATCTGCAATCCAGATTAGGATTAGGAGGCATTCTATATAGATTTTCTCTTGATTGCTTCTCAAGAGCCGCAACCTGTTTTTCAAGCTTGCTGATTATTTTTAGCAGTTTTTTCTTTTTCATTACAAATCCTATAAAAAGTGTACACAGTACACCAAACTATACCACACCCTCTTTATTCTGTCTATTAAGCGTAAAATGGCGAAAAGCTTATAAACGGCACGGATAACATGACAGAACGCTACATTGACGAAAACGGCTATTTACGAATTGACCATAACCCCGTCTCAAAAACTGGGGTTTATACATACTACGGTCAAGAAATAAACCTGCCACCACGCGCCGCGCCGTATCGTGTTTTACGCAGTCCCGAAGTATTAGCGGCGGCAGTTGACTTGTTCAATGGGTCGCCCATTCGCATAGAGCATAAATTCATTGGCAATGTGGAAGGCACTATTCCCGTTGATGCCGAACCAGCGGATGGCGTGATGCTTAACCCTGTTTTTGATGGCGAAACGCTGTTTGTTGACCTGTCAATCTGGACTCAAAAGGCGATTGCATTTGTCGATGAAATCACAGAAAAACGCGCCATTGAGAGCAAGAAACCCGCGCTATCAATGGGTTATTCTGCGCGGTACGCTTTGCAAAATGGCGAATGGAATGGACAGACTTATGATGCTGTGATGGTGTCGATTGAATCAGGAAACCACCTAGCTCTATTAGCGGGTGATGGACGTATTGATGATGCCGCGTTTATAAAAGATGGTGCGGCTGAAAACGCACAACAGTTTGATTTTACAATTTTAAATAACCACAAAGGTGATGATATGGCAGACGATTTGCCACAAGACCAAGAAGTAAAAGCACCGATTGATGATGATTCGATGTATGCCACAAAAGCTGAATTGGCAGAAGTAAGCACAGGGTTATCCGAAGTAAAAGACCTAGTTAATCAGGTTTTAAGCAAAATAGCAGAAGCAGAGGGCAAGCAAGCGGCTACACCCGCGCCCGAAGCCGAAGTGAAAGACGATGAACCCATGATTGATAGCCCTGCTAATCCGCAAATGCTACCAACTGAAGCAGAAAACAAAGTTGCCCGCGTAGAAGATGGCGCGGCAATGATTGGCGAATGGATTGGTGCGCATGATATGGTTAAACCGTATCTAGGCGTATGCACTCCTAGCGCATTCAAAACCGCTGAATCTCTTTTTAAAGCCGCTTGTGAAAAGGTTGGCGTTATTGCAGGGTCGAATCCTAAAGCGCAATTTATGGCGTATTTAGCGGGTCGTGGCAATGCACAGCCTATTACCGCACAAACCACTCAAGCTGCTAAAGTTGCGGATGGCGCGGCAAAAGGTGGCGAACCACTAACTCGTGCTGAAATGTCAGCGAAAGACTGGAGTAAAGAATAATGACCCCCCAAAAAACAGTACCATTATTGCAAACGGATGGCGTTCTAGGCGAAATAAGCAACTCTGCAACGCCACCAGTTGCCGTTACTCGCAACATCACAAGCGCAACGGCAGGTAATATCTTTGGTCGCGTATTTACGTCAGCGGACGGCATTGACGCAACCGTGGGCGGCACAGGTAAAGAAGTTGGCATTTTGGCAAATCCACAATCGTTCCCTGGTGGTGCATTAACTAGCAACACAAGCTACACTGCAACTCAAAACGCGGATGCAACGCTAGTCAAGTTCACGTCTGGTATTTGGGTTGAGGTCGATACACCTGTCTATGGCGGCGGCGTTCAATTTAACAACGATGGCACAGGCGCGGCTTTAGGCACTTTGTTAGCATGGGTAGTTGGTGCAGCAGCAGCAACGCACTACACCGCTTTAACGAGCGCACGAATCACAAAAATTGGTAACTTAATTACTGGCACAACCTATTCTTGTGAAATTTCAATCTTAGGAGCTAACTAATGTACGCTGGAATTATTGATGCGGTACGAATCAAGCCTGAAAACGTCACAAGCATTCCCAGCAAGGGCGTTGCTAATTTTAAAGGTCATGTTTTTTCAGGGCAGGGCGTAAAAGAACGCAAAACCGCAGACCAATTTAAAAATATTGGCTTGGGTGGCGAAATGGACGCGCTTAAAACATATTTGGCGCGACTACTCAATTTATCACCAAAAGATAACGCAGGTAAACCATTGTTCGTTGGTGATGCCGCGCCTGATGGCTATGCAGAAATGAACACTTTGCAGCAATTCTTTACCGCGTTTTTGCCGGGCATTCAAATTGGTTTACAAGCCCCATTATTGGCTGAACAAATTTACGGAATGCTGTTAGTTGGTGATATAACTACCGAGTGGATGGCTAGACGGATTGTGAGTTTGGCGGGTAATGCGGACAAGTACAGAGACTTAACGTCTGGTAGTTTATCGTTATATAGAGCGGGTTTTGAATACCGTCAAACGGCAAAATTCCAAGCCAATACCAGCACAACTTACATGAAAAGCCAAATGCAAAGCGCGTCTGGTTTTGAAAATGAAATGTTGGTTGATATGGCGGCTAACATGGCGTTACAGCAAATCATCGAAAGAACTCATTGGTTGGGCGTGGCTGGTAAATTATGCTATGGCGTTTTAAATGACCCTAACGCTAATGCTATCACCAGCGTTGCTCAGGGTGCGGGTTCTGGTTCGCCTACATCGTGGTCTTTAAAAACATTTTTAGAAATTCTTGCCGATGTTCGCAGTATGTACGCCGAACTTTCTACCAACAACCAAGGGCATTTCAATTTCAGAAAAGATGCCGCTGTGTTGACGTTAGACCCTGCGACATTTAACTACATCACTGTGCCGAATACTATTGCATCAATATCAGTTGCTGAGTGGTTAAAACAAACCTATCCATTACTTGAAATTGAGCAAGCTCCTTATTTAACGGCAGCACATAGCACGGCTAACGTGGCGATTTTGTCAGCGAAAGAAGCTGTTAAGGGCGATGTGTCTACTGATTCACGCTCCGTTATTACCGCTATCGCTTGCGTACTTAATTACTTGCTTTCTGCGTTGCCAAATGCACAAGGTGGTATTAACAAGGGATTTATTGCAAACGTTGGGGGCGGGTGGTTATTCCGTCCCAGTTTATTTTCGTCTCGCTACGGGGTTTAATCATGAAATTTGTTGCTTCAAAGTTGGCACGAAACGAGCGCATTTTTGATACTAATGTAATCATAAAAGGTGGTCATGGCTTAACAGGCACGGGACTGGTATTAGCAGATAATCTGGTTATGCGTGATTACGCGGTTATTACCGCTTTATCTGACGCTGATTTCAACTTAATAAAAGATAACTTTGCATTTAAAAACCACTTAAAAAGCGGAGTTTTTGTGATGGTTGAATCCGATTCTGAGGGCGCGGCTTATGCCGCATTGCGAGACATGACGGACAGAACTGAAAACTCAGTACAAATGAGTTCAGGAGAGCTTGATAGCATTGCTGATGAGCAAAGTGACTCAACAGGTGTTGCCATAGTTTTGTCAGAGGGCGATGAAATGAAAACTTCTGGTCAAATTGAAGACGCTTTAGTGGCTAAAACGAAAAGACTGAATAACAAAGCAGCTTAGCCAATGGCGAATATAACATTCAGCGAGTCAGTATTCCGTGCTAACGTCCCCGCGTTTGCCGATGACGTTAAATATCCCGTTGAGGCTATTGAAATGCAATGGAATATTGCCGCTGAGTTTATATCGGTTAGCGATTATGGGTATTTAAGCGGCACTAGACGGGTATTAGCAATAAACCTATTTGCCGCTCACCTTTACGCTGGAGACCTTCTTATTGCTAATGGCGGCACTGGCGGCACTGTACAGAGCGCAAGCCAAGGCAGTGTCTCTGTTAGCTTTTTAGTGATGATGCCTAAAAATCAGTTCCACGCATATTGCCAAGAAACGCCTTATGGGAAAAGGCTTTATGCTCTTTTGGAGATTGCCGCTGTTGGTGGCATTATGTTTGGCGGTCAAAATAATATTGTGCGTGGGCGTGATGGGCGTTATTAGTGATCGACTCAAGCAAATTGAGAAAGATCTGAAAAACAAAACGCTATCGGTCGGGTGGTTTGAAGATTCGCAATACCCCGATAACTTAGGCGGCACTAACGTTGCTTATGTCGCGGCAATTCAAGAGTTTGGCAGTGTTGGCAAGAATCACAACATACCAGCAAGACCGTTTTTTAAGCCGTGTATTAAGGATAATAAAGCTGATTGGGTGGAGTATTTTTTCACTGGTATAGAACTAGGCTTTTCAGGTGCTGAAATGTTTAACCGCCTTGGTGAAAAGATTGTAGGTAATATCCAGTATTCCATCGGTGAAGTTGACGCGCCCCCACTATCGCCCATCACTTTGGCAATGCGTTATATGTGGGAGCAGGATAAATCAGGGTTTAGACCAAGTAAAGGCATGGCTGAGAGAGTTAGAGGGCAGTTGGCAAGTACTAATCCACCTAAGCTATCAAGTAATACAAAACCACTAAACAACAGCGGATTATTATTATCATCCGTAGCTTACAGGATTGATTGATTATGAATGATGTGCAGATAAATACGCTGGTAGTAGCTGAAAATACGCTGTTAATAGCAAGATTGAACCTTAATAATGCCCTAGGGAAGATACTAGAAGCCATTGATTCTGGAGCTATTATTAACACTTATATGCAGTCCAACGTTAATAGTGCAAAAGAAGCATATTTAAACGTACTAGATCGTATAGCTTGCTTAATCGTTAATTGGAGCGATAAAGACACGATATTGGTTGATGACTATAAAGACGCAATGCTATCAACCGTAGACACTTACCCCGATTACTTTTTAAAGAGCGGTAAACACATACTAGCACTAAATGAGTTGTGGGCTGATAAGTGAACTTAATGGCTGTAGCGTGTCCTGCAATTCAAGTCATCAATCCAAACATTGACGTGCAGTTGATTAGACAAAACAGCTATACAACGGTGGGCGATGGCACTAGAACGCCAGATTTTGAAGTGTTCGATGTACAAACCAGCCAAGTACAACAACTAACAGCTAGTGAACTTAGACAAACAGAAGGATTAAATTTAAGTACTCAAGCGCGAGGGATTTACCTGTATGGTTCATCTTTTGGTGTTACCCGCATTGGTCAAAACGGCGGCGATATTATTGTTATGCCCGATGATAGCCAGTGGTTAGTTACCAGTGTTTTAGAGCAATGGGTGGATTGGTGCAAAGTGTCAATTGTTAATCAATCAAAATTAATCACGATACCATGAACGTACCAATAGCACAGCTAAGGACTTTTTTATTATCGGTTTTTCCAGATTATGAGGTTATCCAAGGGCAGGACAATCAAGTCTCTATGCCGCTGAGCGATAAATTTATCGTCATAACGCCGTTATCTAAAACAGCCCCCGCCTTAGGCTTAGCCAGTGAGTTTGTAGATGGCTTATTTATTGGCAGTATTACCGCTGGTGTTTTAACAATTACCACCACACTAAAAACATTCATCTTAGAAAATAGCATGAATTTGTGGTGGGCAGGACAGACAACTCCTGTAAAAGTTTTAAATGCTATCGCTATGACTGTCACGCCATCAAACACCACGTTGGCACAAACTACGATAGCGGCGGGTAAAAAGTCAATTTCTCAGGTTTTTGTCGGTGACTATCAAGTTGATTTTTACGGCGATGATGCGTATTCAGTTTGTGAGCAATTCAAAAATTATTTTAACGATGAGACTTTCCAAGAAAGCTTTAGCGGCGGCGTTTATCCAATTAAGTGTAGTGATGCTAAACAACTGCCATTCATTACAGGCGAAAACCAATTACTAAAAAGGTGGAAAGTGGACGCGACAATGCAGCACATATCAACAACCAATATTTTAACGCAACAATTTTTTGATACGCTGGAGTCTAATTTATGAGCGACAATTCGCAACAGGAATTAAAAATCAAGTGTTCTGTAGAACACAATTTAGAGGATAAAAAAGAAAACGAATTGTTTAGAGTAACCTTTAGTGTTGGTGATGTTTCGCAAACATTTGAATCAACAACAATTGAAGGGATTCTTATATTAGTCTCTGAATTATCAAACAAGTAAACAGGAATCACTATGACACAGGTTATAAACTCAAATCTGATTGTTGATAGCACCCCGCACGTTATCGCGGCTACGCCATCCACACGAAGTTATTTTAACGGCGCGGTAATATCGCTTAATGAGAGAGTGCCGATTGATACGCAAACCGCTTTAGTTTTTACCAGTGCAGCGGCTGTTGGTGACTATTTTGGCTTGGACAGCGATGAATACACTTATGCTCAGGTCTATTTCAAAGGCTTTGATAAATCCACCATCAAACCATCTTACTTGTATTTTACGCGTCAAGCCGATGTCGATGTTAGCGCGTGGTTGCGTGGCGGTTCTCTAGGCACTATGACGTTAGTGCAATTACAGGCGTTAAGCGGTACATTGACACTGACGATTGATGATGAAACAGCCACAACAGCAAGCATCGATTTAGCGGCGGCAACATCATTTAGTGATGCGGCTGACATTATTGATACGGCATTAAATACCGCGTTTACCGCGCTAGTGACGTGTACCTATGATAGTCTGCTAGGTGCGTTTGTAATTACTAGCGGAACAACAGGTGCAACAAGTATTGTTAGCTTTGCCACTGGCACACTGTCATCTGGTTTAAAATTAAACAGTGCTAATGCTATCAAATCCTATGGTTATGCCGCCGAAGTCATTAGCGCACCGCTAGACCGATTAATTGATGTTGCGCTAAATTGGACTTGTTTCACAACAATTCAGGCAACGGTTGACGATGAGCGATTGACGCTTGCTAATTGGGCTAACGGCAAAAAAGATTATCGGTACATTTGCTGGAGTGGCAACCCTGCGATGATTGCCGATGGCGATACCACGTCATTTGCGGTGTTAATGAATGGCATTAAAGATGCTGATGGTAATTACACCACCGAACCCGTTTATACACTGAAATACACCGCGATTGTTTACGACTCGATTACCGTTGCAATGGCATTAATGGGTTTTTGTGCGTCCATCAACGTTGACCCATTGCGTAATGGCAAGTGGGTAAACTTGGCGTTTTTAACGCAAACAGGACTATTGCCCACGGTTTACGGCACAACCGAAGCTGAGTATTTAATCAGCAAGGGCGTAAGCTTTTATGGTAACTTTGCCACCGCACAAAATAACCATCCTTGCTTTTGGAATGGCAAAGAGTCAGGGGAATTTTTGTGGCTGCAAGATTCATTGGCTGATAAAAAAATCCGTGCGGATATTGCCGAAGCGTTTATTACTTTTGCTCAAGCACGTCAAAACCTGCCGTTTAATCCTGAAACGTATCAATCAATGACTGCCTACATGGATTCTGCCGTTTTTCAACCAGCATTAGCAATCGGCATGATTAACGCAAACGTGGTTATTGATGACGGTCAAAAACTACTAATTAATGACCATTTCGACAATCAAAACGCGGCACAAAACGTGTTTAATCGTGGTTTTTACTTTAAAGTTAATCCATCTAATAGCACTCAACGAGCGCAACGCAAAGCCACGGCACTTTATGCGTACACCACTGGCGGCTCTATTCAAACGCTAACAATTGACTCTTATCTGGTGCAATAATGTCACAAAATCACACTAATTTAAGCGTAACAAACGCGATTGTAACAATTATTCATTCAGTTCTCGCGCCCGCTGGTATTGATTTAAAGCCGTCATTAGATGCTAAAGCGGGTATTGACGTATCAACTACGCCTCTGGCAACAACACGCCGTGCGTTAGATGGTAAGCGGGGCGTTGGTACTATTTACGATGACCCTAAAACCTCGTTTGAGTTATTGCCAAATAGCGCGGCGTTGCGTGATTTTTTCTACCTGTGGAGACAATACGACAAACTAAACGGCGCGTCTAAAGCTGAGTTTATGTATGTTACTTACGGCGATAAGCGCATTCAACACGTTTTTGAGGGCGGCGTTTTAGAGTCGCTTGACCCAATGGCTGCGTTTCGTGAAGATGCTCAAAACCAGAAATGCGAAGTTAGCTGGGATTTTACTTTTGAAGTAGGCTTGTAATTTTTAATCTTTGTTTTGCTGTATAATATTGCATTCTAGCGGGCGGGCTTATAATCCGAAGTGTCGTTTCCCACGTTCCCGCTAGCCCACTCAATTGGAAACCTATTTTTGGAAAACGAAAATGCAAACGCTTTTAGAAACGCTGAACAATCCAACAGAGGATAACCTTTATTCACTCAAGGCACTACACCAAGTAAGCGGCGGCTTGGATAAGGATAAGCCAAACCGATGGTTACGATCTCAAGCTGTAACCGACTCAATAAAGTTCCTAGAAAGTCAAGGTACAAATTCGGGCTTCGGCAAATTAGTTTTTAAAACCGAAAAAGGCGGCAATAAAAAAGGCGGTGACACGTTCGTATGTCGTAAGTTGGTTTATTCTTACGCGATGTGGATAAGTGACGAATTTCATTTTATGGTCATTGATACATTTGACCAACTGCTAAACGCCACCACAACAGACCAAGTTTTAGATGTAAAATTTAACCTTGATAATGCCACGCAACAAGATTTTTTCAGCCCACACCAACAGCCACGCGACAAAAATACATTGCAGGTCATCATGCAATGCACACCATTTCAAGCTGAACAATTCCATAATGAGTTAATTTGTGATGGCTTGCTGGAAAAAATAGGTAGCAAAACAATCACGCAGCGCATACTTGGCACAACACCCGTTAATAAAATGGTGACAGGTAAAAAAGGCGATACGTTATTGTGGGACGCTGAACAACTAAAACAATACTTTGCAGATAAGCAGACCGACTGGACGGAATCATGATTGAAATAATTAACAACGGCTCTAGTCGTCACTCTGCAATATTCACGCCTGAGTTTGGACGCGATAAGGGCGGCAAAAGCCTGACTATTTCGGAATCTAGCCCTACGTTTAGCTTTCAATGGGCGGCACGGTTTAGCACGGTGATTAAAGACGATAAACAGGCTGAAATGTTCAAGGATGGCGGCATTCATTCAATCTTTGCGTTTATTTATGATAAGCCGCTGTTCAGCGTTATCAAGGATGGTCAAATGGAAAGCGCGATTGCGATGGTGTTTGAGTTGATGGAGGTTTGTGTTATTAATCCAGTTAATAACGGGCTTTTTACAAAAGTGATGGCTAACAGTTGTTTAAGCGAACCAGATACCATAGAAGAGCTTTTTAAAGCCGTGATTTACCTGCACACGGTTTTTTGTACGCCCGACATGAATTCCCAAATTTAAGACTCAAGTCGGGCGATAGCAAAAAGTCTTATGCACGATGTGTAAATGTTCACTACATGATTGAAAAGATACTCGACAGAAAGTTGGCGAGTTATCGCGACATTCAAGAGTTCTATGGCATGGGTGATATTTTTGATTTGTACGAATTGGCAATGGTGATTAGTTACAATGAGCAACCAGACTAACGAAGGTATTGCCACCTATATAGACCGCTCCAGCAAAACCTCAGAGATTGACTTTGTTGTTCGGCAAATCATGGGCGAAAGCTTTCATTTTATGCCTGTTGTTGTGTCGGAAATTAACGATGATGGCACTATTGATGTTATCCCATTGCTTTTCAAAACCACGGCAACGGGTGAAAACCAACGCCGCGCCCCTGTCTATAATGTACCTGTCCCTGAGATTCGCGTAGGCAATATGGCGATTATTGCTATTCCAAAGGTGGGCGACAAGGGATTTATTAAAATTGCCGATAGAGATATTTCAAAGATAAAACGCACGCTGAGCTATTCCGATGTGAGTAGTTTTCGTAAGCACTCGCTTAGTGATTCCGTATGGGACACAGCGGGAGCGTGTTTTAACGAACCCGCTCAATATTTCATTGAAATTTTAGATGATGGCGTGGTTAATTGCAAAGTCACTAAGTGGAATATTGAAGCGGATGAGTTTAATGTAAAGGCTAGTAGCGTGTTTGATGGCGATATTGAACATAAAAACGGTAGCATCACAAGTAACGGCGTGCATATTGATAACACCCACACACACGGCGGCGTTCAGTCTGGAACTAGCAGTACATTAACGCCCAACCCTTAATCGCATGGATAATAAAAACCCCGAACTTGCGAACGGGGTTTTTATTTACAAAGCTAATCACATAGCCATAAAATCCTTATGACTGGATTAGTCATAAGATAATCAAAAGCCTCTTTCTGCTTGCTTGGGTCTTGCTTAAATGCTGATAAATAACAAGCAACATTTTTATGTAGCTCGTTTCCAACTGACGGAGTTGCATAGCTAACTAATGGCTCAATAAAAACCGAGCTTGCCATGCGAGCCTTAGTTTGCAAGGCGTGGCTTTCAGCTAAATCAAAAAAATTAATATCTTGCGTTCTTTCTGACGATGCAAAGCAGTCTGGAGTAGCTATTAGCACGTCTTCACACATTAAAAAATAAGTTAAATTCATAATAAATTTTCCAGTTCTAATCAAATAATCCACCCGATTACGGCATTTTTTACAACACGCTTGCACCGTGCTTGGATAGCCTAGATATTCTCTAGGCTTGCCGTCTGGATGGTCAGGATTTTGGCAGGTTGAGGCTACTAGGCGTAGCTTTGCGAATTCTCGCCCTGCACTCATGACGTGTAATCTCTTAAATTCAAATAAAGTGTTTCGTTGAAATTATTCGACAACTCTTCAAAGCAGCTTTGCAGCGGGTCGCCGATAAATTGACGGCTAAGCATGGCTTCTTTAGCCCACTTTCTGATCCCCGCCATCTCTTTGCGAGACCACGAGTATTTTTTAAATCGGCGTGTAATTACCCACGCCATGCCTTTGATGGTTTTTACAACGCGTGTTGCGTGATAGCGGTCATTCATTGTTATCTCTGATAAAGCTACTAATACCGCCACATAACGCTTGCTAATTACCTCTAGTAAAATTCTCATGATCGCATTCTCGATTGATTAATGGATTAGTGCACCTCAATTCTTATACTGGACTCATCCCCGTACAGCTTTTCAAATTGTTTTTTTATTGATAATTCGGTATTTCCTCGAAGCTCGTCAACACACACTTCCTTTGGCGTGTTTTCCCAGTTATCGCTAGACAACTGAATTACAAAACCTATAAATTTAGGATTTTTTGAGCTAAACTTTTTTAGGCTTGGATTGCTGGACATTGCGCTCATGACACTCTCCCTTGTTGATTAATTAGGTAACTCTTAACACGGTCTAAGTATAATTTCTTTTTAAGCAATGCGCAATGCTTAATTTAATAAACGACTCCCCATGTGCTAAATTTTAAGAATTATCAATCGGTGGTATAATGCACACACCATCGGGCTGTTGGCTTAGCCTGAGCAATCAAACGCACAGAACCTTATTAGTCTATTTTATTAATTTAACTTAGGAATGAAAATGAGTATTTTCGACTTTTTCAAAAAAAAGCCCGACAAAAAAGCCAGTGAACCACAAAAAGTACAACCTGAAAGATTCAGATCGCAATCGCGTCAAATAGGAGTGCAAAACCAAAAGCGCGATGACGATTATCAGTCACAGGCTCGTGACCAAGGCATCTTTTTTGCCGTGCAGTCTAGTGATGATTCATGTAGTCATAGCTCGTATGACCACGGTTCAGGTTCATCAAACTATGATTCATGTAGCTCAAGCGATTCGTCAAGCAGTTGTTGCGGTAGCGATTAACAGTTGATTTATAGACAACAAAGCTATACCCATCGGGCGGTCTTATAATCCGTAGCTTTCGCCAGCGTTCCCGATGGCTTTTAATGGCGACTATTTGACGGGCGATAAAATGACAGATTTAACAGTGGCGAACACTTTAATTCGCAAAAACGAAAACGGTTTGTATTGTTTAGATGATTTGTATAATGCAAGCCAATATCAATCAGCAAAGCAACCTCGTTATTTTTTAGATACTATTGCAGCCATACCTTACAGAAGCCTTCATGGATGCACTGATGGTGTAAAGTTGAGTATCCCATACAAAGAATACTTAATGGTTAATGACGGCGAATCGCACGGGTATTGGGCGAATATGGATGTACTTTTGGGTTATGCGGAATGGTTATCTTATGATTTTTATGAATACTTTAAAAAATCCTATGATTTGTTCTTAGCAAAGGTAAGGATTGAAAAATGAAACTAAGCAAAGCAAAAATACAAATATTAATCGCATTAGCATCAAGCCAATACGATAAGTCGAGTCGTGAAATACACGAAACCATAACCGCCAATGGCAAAATACAAACAACGCTTTCGTCCATTTATGACTATGTTGAAAGCTTGAAAAAAGACGGATTGATTGAAAATGGAATTTCAGATGTGGTGGGCGGAAAAACCGTTTTGATGTGGAAGCTTACCGACAAGGGCGTTGCTACCATGTATCATGCCAAAGGCGAAATTGTGGAAGCTGAAGCGATTGACGAACCTACCGCGTTATTACATAGCATTGAAAACCTTGATGAAAAAATCGGTACGTTACACAAGTTGCTACCGATAGTCACTAATGAAATGGGTGAAATATTGTTAAGTATTATCGATGATTTGAATCAACTGGATTCTTAAAAATCAAACTAGGCACAGAAAATGGTAATCGAAGAGTTTATCTTAAAAATCAAAACCAACATTGACGGTCTTAAAAAGAGCGGCGATGAGGTTGAAAAGCAAAAGCGTAAATTCGCCGATGACCAGAAAAAGCGCGACAAGGAAAACGCTAATCGCGAGAAAAAGGAGCTTGAACACAATAAGAAAGTCAAAAAAGACCTGCTAGACAGAATACGGCACACCAAAGACTTAGCCCTTAAAATAACGGGACTAGGTACGCTATTTTCAGCCGTTGGCTTTGCCAAAATTACCGATGACACGCTAAAACAAGCGGACGCGCTGCAATTCTTGTCTAAAGAATTTGGCATGGCAACAAGTCGAGTCAAAGCATATCAAGACGCGGCGCGGCTGGGTGGCGGTACGGCTGAGGGTATGACGGAGGCGTTATCAGCATCATCACGCGATGTTTCTTTGTATCGTCAAGGTAGACCGTTTTCAGAGATTCAAAGCGCACAAATGCTTGCCCGTTATGGCGGTAAAAATGATGCCAACATAGATATTAACTGGGCTATGGCAAGCACGGATAATTTAATCACTGCTAAAATGCAAATAGTTGATTGGCTTAGCCGTCAATCAAAAGAACTGTTTGGCGGCATTGATCCTAAGCAAATGGCTAGTCAGGTGGCTATTGAGGGCGGGATTGGTGGAATAATGAACCCGCTCCAGAACTACCCTAAATTTCAGGAAAACTTACAAAAACGCGAGGCAAAAGCTAAGCAATGGGAAGACCCCAATGTCAGGCAAATCAGAGAAGAGTTGACGGGGTTACAGCTTGATTTAGAAACAATCACGTCCAGTGTTGTTTTAAAAGCCTTTGCCCCTGAGATTCACAAAATAGCAAAATCCATAGGCGAATTAAAACCAGATGACGTTGAAAAAATTGTAAATTCCATTCAACGCCTTGTTAATACGTTAGATGAGCTGGTAACGGAAGCTTATAAGATTAGCCAAGACAAAGACACCAAAGAGTTTTTTAAAGAAGTAGGCGGCGCGGTTAGCACCACGGTGGAAGCCGTTGATGGCGCGGTGACAAGCACTATAGGCTGGAAAACTGCAATTGAGGGTTTGATAGGCTTACGCTTATTGGCTTTTTTTGGTAGCTTAGCAGGTGTCGTTGGCTTAGGTGCAGGAGCAGGTGTAACGGGTGCGATTTTGGCGGCGGCGGCGGCGGTTGGTGTGCTTGGATTGGCTTTTATGGATTTGCAGAAAGAAGATGGCTTCATTAAGACTTTTGGCAAGCAATTAGATGAGAGTTCACCCAAGACTACTGCTTTTATGGAAAAAGCAACCGAGAGTTACTCGCGCGGTTATGAATGGATGGTTAATAAAACTTCTCAAGGCATGACTGCGCTTAGTGATTTGTCAGATAAAGCTATGGGTGCGGATTATGCCATTGAGAAAGTTATTAAAAGTGGTGCGGGCTGGGTAGACGTACAAACCAAAAGCGGCGATATTGAGCGGCGTACAGGCGTAAGGAATTGGAGAAACAATAATCCGGGTAATCTTGAGTATGGTGATTTTGCAAAAAGTCACGGCGCGGTAGGTACAGATAGCCGTTTTGCTGTTTTCCCCGATTACTTGACTGGACGTAATGCTAAAGAATCGCTAATTTTTGGAAGCAAAGGATACAAAGATTTAAATCTTGCTCAGGCAATAAATAAGTACGCGCCGCCTAGCGAAAACGACACCCAAAAATACACTAATACGGTTTTAAATGCGGTGGGCGGTACAATCAAAAGAATGGGTGATTACACTCAAGATGAACGCCGTCAAATCATGAATGCGATGGAAAAGGTAGAGGGTTTTGCAGAAGGCAAAATCGAAACCTTAATGTCCGTGAAAAACGAGCCAGTTGTAACACCGCTGGAATTGAGAATCAAAAGTAAGGAGGCGTTAGCAGGTGGTGGGACTAAGCAAGGAACACTTGATACCGCTAAGTTTTTACAGGATAGAATACCAGAATTTAAACAGGTTACGGCTGCTGATGATGCTTTTCATCGCGGTGTCGGTTATCACAGTAAGCACACCGAAGGCACTGCGTTTGATTTTTCCATAAACGGCGGCAAAAACCGCGCCGCTGAAATTACACAACAAACCAGAGAAATTTTAGCTGCTCAAAACATCCAAGCTAAAGTTATAGATGAATACAATAATCCGTCAAAAAATGCGACTGGTGGACATATTCACGTTGAGCTACTAAAGCAACCAGTAATGCCTATCCCCATGCCCCCGCAATTACCCCCCGCTGGCGTTAAAACAACAAACAATCAAACCTCAAGCAATGTTACAATGTCAAATGTTTTTAATATTGCAGGCGAAAACCCAAAAGCCACCGCCGATGCTGTAGGTTACAAAATGAGCGAATTTGAATGTTTCTCAAATGAACCTGTAAATGCTAATAACTCTGGATTTAAAACATGATTGCAGGAATCCCGCAGTTAAAAGAATACACTGATTTTGTCGATAGCACGATTGACAGATACAGCCCAAACACAACACTTAATGCGTTGCGCAATAATTTTTGGGGTGTGCTTAAAGATAAATCGGGGCAGCAATCGGCATTTAGCGATAAATATCTGACTCACGAAACAACCCACAGGGCTGATGTTAGAGTTAGTACCGCACCACAAGAGCAAGGTGCATTTGTCAGTTATTCGTTTGTGCAGAACCCCAATAGCGTAACCGTTAAAGTTAGCAGAAGCGGCGATAAAACAAGTTTTTTAGCTGAGTGTGAGGCGATTGTTAAGAGTGAAACGCTTTATTATGTAGTCACTCCTGATGCTGTTTATTCCAGCCTTAAAGCGCAATCAATGGCTGTTACCAGAAACGTAGAAAGCATTGATTTAGTTGAGGTTAGCATTGAATTTATTGAGGTTCGCATTATCGGGCAAACCGTGATTAAAAAAACCACTTCGCCCAACGCGGCTAAAAGTATAGACATCGGACAAAACGAGCCAGTAAAATTATGAAACTAGAAATACCTTTAATTGCCGCGCCATACCAAAAAACAACCGTTGTATTGAATGGGCAGCGGTGTCGAATCAGCGTGAAGCAAATGATAGATGGCGTGTTTTTATCGTTATGGGTAAATAATCAGGCTGTAAAAATGGGTGTGATTTGTCAGAATAACGTTTATCTGATTAAAAATAATGCGTTTGTTGGTGATTTGCATTTTGAAGATTATCAGGGCTTTGAAAATCCAGACTATAGCGAGATTGGCAGTCGATTTAAGTTGATTTACTCAGATACTACCGAGGCTTTGCCATTACCAGTCCGCAACACAGAAATAATTGATTTTACAATAGCAGACCAGACTCTATTAATAGACTCCAGCAATGATTACTTGCTGTCTCTATTTGATATTGCTGTAAAAACGCCACCATCAATAGCCCTAGAAATGATTGGCTTTACAGTTAATGGTAGCACTGGCACTGACGGAATGTCGCTGAGTGATGATGCTAATCACATCATTAGCTTTGGGACTGATGGGATATTTTCAATGTCAGCAAGCACGTTGACTGGCGGCTTAGATGGTGTTTTTGAATTTCTTTATACGGCTAGAGTAGTCGGAACGACAACCTATCATATTTGCAAATTCACGCTAACAATGACAGGCTGGTAATGAGTGACTTAGCCCACAAAATCGAGCTTGAAATAACGCACACAGAAACGGGTGATATTAAAAAAATCCGTGATTTGCGTATATCAGCACAGATTCAAGAGGGTATGAACGTCAACAACGGTCTAGCCATGATTAAAATCTGGGGATTGACGGAACACGACATGGCGCAACTTACTGTTATTGGTAATGTCGGGCAAACTCTACAGCGCAATAGCGTTAATATGTTAGCCGATGGTCAACTGGTTTATTCAGGGGCTGTTCAACGTGCGTGGGCTGATTTTGACACCATGCCTGATGTTTTTTTCACTCTTGACTGCTCCACAAATGTTAATTTACGGACTGATACGCCAACGCCCACAAGCCTAAAAGGCAATGTTCAGGTAGCGGACTTATTCAAGCAGTGGGCGTTAGAATCAGGGCTGTTGTTTGAAAATATCGGCG